CGGCGTCCTTGTCGTCCCCTCGGAGGCGACGTTCCCCAAGTCGTCGCCCGACGACCTGGACGACGACGACTTCACGCTGACGCTGATGGAAGCGATGACGGTTCCCATTCAGGACCGTGAGTCGGCCGCTGCGGTCGTCCCGTTGGTCGTCCGGGTTCCCGGCGAGTATGCGACCGGGATGCGACACATTTCGTTTGCCACCCCGTTCGACGAGCGCATCCTTGACCTGCGGACCCAGGCAATCTCCCGTCTCGCCGTGGGTCTGGAACTCCCGAACGAAGTTCTGACCGGCATGGCCGACGTGAACCATTGGTCGGCGTGGCAGATCGAAGAATCGGCAGTCAAGCTCCATGTCGAGCCGCTGGCCGAACTGATCTGTGACGCGATCACCGAGGCACTTGTCGGGCCCCTCGGCTACGACGACGTGTTCGTTTGGTACGACGCCTCCGAACTCCGCATCCGGCCCGACCGTTCACAGTCCGCACTTGCCCTCTACGACCGGCTTGAGCTGTCACCGGAAGCAACCCGTCGCGAGACAGGGTTCTCCGAGGCCGACGCGCCGACCGTCGAGGAACAGACGACGCTGCTACTCAAGAAGCTCGCCATCGAACACCCCGAACTCCTGCCGATCGCTCTCAAGGCGATTGCGCCCGACGCGCCCGAACTTCCTGCGGTGGGCCCGGTGAACGAACCGCCCGGTCCTGCGCCGGCCGATACTGCACCGTCCACGGTGAACCAGCCTGGTCCGGCGTCTCCTGAGCCGTCGAAGGTGCAGGCTTCTGCGCTGACCGCGGCGTGTGACGCTGTGGTGCTGCGGGCGTTGGAGCGTGCAGGCAACAAGTTGGCGCGTTCCCACAAGGCAGGGAACCTTGGTGTGGATGCTTCCGAGGTCCACACACAGTTGCGTGCCACGACCGACGACCTGTCGGCGTTGTTCGCAGGCGCATGGGACCGTCTCGCCGTGATTGCTGCCCGGTACGGCGTAGACCAGGACGGGCTGAACGCTGCGGTTGTGGCGTACACGACGAACCTGCTGCTCACCGCACAGCCCCACGACTTCGACGCACTAGAGGTTGCGCTCGATGGCCTCTGAGGACCAGCTCGTCCGTTTGGACGAACTGATGGAGCGGACAGCGGCGGCGATTGCCGACTATTTGGTGAAAGCCGTTGTTGCTGACGTCCGTCGTGAGTGGAACGACGCGCTGACCGCTGCGGTGGACTTTGCGGCGCTGGCAATCGACACGGAACCGTCCGACGACGAGGTCGAGGAAGTGCGAAAGCACACGGCCGAAGCGGTGTTCGTTGCTGCGCTGCTCATGCTGCTGTTCCTCAATGTGCGTGACGCGCAGGCACAGGCAATCGCCCTCGGTCTTGCTGCTCCTGGGTCTGTTGCGCCGGCCGCAGTCACGACCCGGTTGAGGACGTTGCGGCAGATCATTTCTGCCCGTGTTGTTGCTGCGTTCGGCAAAGCGATTTCGTCGGGTGCTGACCGTCAGGACGCTCTTACAAAGGCGATGAGGGAAGCAGAGAACTCGGCCCGAATCTTTGCGGAGGCCGAAGCTCTCGCTGCGGTGAACGGTGGCATCAACGGGCTTGGTGACTACCTAGAGACGCGTGGTCTTACGGTCACAAAGACTTGGTACACGCGCCGTGACAACCGGGTTCGTGAAACCCATTCACGGGCCGAAGGCCAGGAAGTGCCCCACACTTCGTATTTCAATGTCGGTGGCTGGCCGATGCAGTACCCCGGTGACCGCAACGCACCCCCCGATCTTTGGGTGAACTGCCGCTGTATCATGGTCCTCGGTTCCCCGTCGCCTCTTACCGACGTCGGGGCGTAGTCCACTTTCCGTCACGGCACATCATTTAGGGTGGTAGCCATGCTTACTTGGTCCGGCGTTATCGCGATGGAGGGCGTCCCCACGGGTGACGGCCGGCTGATCGCAGAAGGGGCTCTCACCTGGCTTGACGGCCCGATGCCTCTCCGTTTCGTTGAGGAAGATGAGGGTGGGCACGACGGCGCTGTTGTCGTCGGTGCGATCCTGACCGTCGAGCGGCAGGACGGCGGCGTGATCTACGCCACGGGTGTCATTGACGAGTCCCTTGAGTACGGGGCGCACGCCGCGCATCTGATTCGCAACGAGCTGGCGAACGGTGTGTCGATCGACCCGGACGACGTGACCATCGAGTACCAGGGTGCGGAGGGTGAGGAACCTGACGAGGACGCGCCGATGGGTTCGATGACGACGGTGCTGACTTCGGCCCGTATTCGTGCGGCGACCTTGGTGGCGATTCCGGCGTTTGCCGAGGCGAAGATCATGCTGGACGAGGGTCAGGACGCCCCGGTCGAGGTTCCCGAGAACGAGCCTGTGGACGAACCTGTGGACGAGCCTGTGGAAATGGCCGCAGAGGACCCCATCGACTCGTTCCAGAAGTCCGAGTGGCCCATGTTCGACCGTGAGTTCGCTGCGATGGTCAAGGACAACCACCCTGACGTGTGGGACGCCGGAGGCAACATCAAGGGCGACGATCAGTACGAGATTCTGTCGGTCATCGCTGACAACGGCGGTGCGGCCGAGACTGAGGATCAAATCGCTGCCCTTGAGCTCCGTGAGGCTTGGGTGGCCCGCCACTTCAAGGACTTCCAGCTCCCTGGTGTCATCGCACAGATCAAGTGGCTGGCGATCGGTGAGCAGGGCGAGGACGCGATGAAGGACGTCGTCCTTGAAGCGATCGACAGCAAGGAGCAGGACGACGTGGACGCGAGCGCCGGCAAGGGCAAGGGCAAGAAGAAGCCGATGGACGAGGACGAGACGGCCATGTCGTCGTGGCTGTCGATCGTGGCGTCTGCCCCGGTCGCGCCGCCCGCCGAGTGGTTCCGTGACCCCGGTTTCTCGGGCCCGACCAAGGTCCGGGTCGAGGACGATCGCATCTTCGGGCACCTTGCGACCTGGGGAACGTGCCACATCGGGTTCGGTGAGGGCCGTTGTGTCCAGCCGCCCGTGTCGCACGCCAAGTACGCGTACTTCGCTACCGGCACCATCCTGGCCGACGACGGCACCGAGTTCGCTGTCGGCACGATCACGATGGACGGCCCGCACGCCGACAAGCGCCTGTCCGGCCGTGCTGCTGCCGCCCACTACGACGTGACGTGCTTCGGTGTCGCTGACGTTGCTGTCGGTGAGGACGAGTTCGGCATCTGGATCAGCGGAGCGATGCGCCCCGGTGTGTCCGACGAAGCCAAGCGTGTCCTCCGGGCATCGTCGCTGTCAGGTGACTGGCGCAAGCTCGGTGGCGAACTTGAGCTGGTCGCTGCTCTGGCCGTGAACGTCCCTGGTTTCCCCATCGTGGAAACCCACCTTGCGGCGTCGGGCTGTCCCGATTCGCTGATCGCCACCGGCTTGGTGTTCGGTGAAACCGCAGAGAAACCGGCACCGTCGAAGGGTGTCGTTGCTGCTGCGGACGCTCTCGCTGCGAGGATCGGCCGTGACAAGGCGTCCCGCAAGGCCGAACTTGTCGAGCGGGTCAAGGGCTGACCGAACCTGCGCTAATCTTGTGGCATGAGACAACCCATGCCTCCACAAGTTCGGTTTGACCGACATTGGCAAAAGATCGACGGATGCCATGTTTGGACCAGCACATCTGCCGGGTCAAAGAGTCGCTATGGGACGTTTCGTCCAGGTACGACCCAAGACTCGCCAAAGGTCTATGCCCATCGGTGGATTTACGAGCAGGTTCATGGCGAGATTCCTGATGGGCATGAGATTGACCACCTGTGCAAGAACACTCTTTGCGTAAACCCAGCTCACTTGGAAGCCGTGACGCCGTCAGAGAATATGCGAAGGGAACGTGCCGGCGTGTGCAAGGCTGGGTTGCACGATCTAACGGTCGAGGACAATGTCCTGTGGGACAAGCACGGACGACGTCGTGGGTGCTACGAGTGCCACAAGCGTCGTCAGCGCGACTACTACGAGCGAAAGAAGAACTGACATGCCTTGCAGTTGCAACAAGAACAAGGTTCTTCGCGCTGCGGTGAACGCTCCTGAGTACGACCCGGCGATGCTTCCCGAAACGGCGTCGAACGGTTCGTGGAAGGTGTATTCGGCGGGTGGTGCGGCGTACAGGTTTGCGACTCTTGAGGACGCGAAAGCTGCTGCCGAGTTGATTGGTGGACGCATCGTTTCGGTGTAATCCACACCAATCCACAAGAAATGCACCAAGTTGCACACAAGTTGTGTCTACGATGGTGGGACATGGGAACCGCTCGCTAGGCGACGGACCCGACTGGCGCTAGGCGCTGACCGAGTTCGACAACAACACCGCTTCTAGCGAAAGAGGAAATCCCGTGGACGAGTTCACGCTCCCGACCGACCTGACCACCGTGGCCGAGGCCGACCTGGACGCCCTTGAGGCCCAGGCGACCGAGGCGTTCGACGGCATCGCCGCCGCTCCCGAGGGTGAGGGCGACCTCACCACCATGAGCGACCTGGCCGACGCCATCGAGGCGATCCGCACCGAGCGGGGCCGTCGCGCCGAGGCTGCCGAGCAGGTGCTCGCGCAGGCCGAGGAGCTGCTGCGCCGGGTCCACGCCAACGCCGAGGACGGCGAGGGTGAGGCCGAGCAGGCAGAGGACGCCCCCGAGGCCGACGCCCCCGAGGCCGACGTGACCGAGGCCGAGGCCGTCGAGGTCGAGGTCGAGCCCGAGCTCGTCACCGCCGCTGCGCCCCGCCGCATCGCCCTGCGCCGCCGTGAGCCCGTCGTGGAGGCCCCCAAGCAGGCCATGACCATCCTCGCCGCCGCCGACATTCCCGGCTTCTCCGCTGGTGGCAACATCGCCGGCACCACGGAGCTGGCGAAGGCCGTCACCGCGAAGGCCCGCACCCTGTCCAACCACAGCGACCGTGTCCCGGTGGCGTCGTTCGACCTGAACGTCGATTCGTGGATCGACTCGGACTCCGACGCCGAGCAGGCCGAGGCTGTCATGGCCGCTGCCGCCGACCCGCAGTCGCTCGTCGCTGCCGGCGAGTGGTGCAGCCCGTCCGAGCCGCTGTACGACTACTTCGGCGTCGAGGGCACCGATGGTCTGCTGGACCTCCCGTCCGTG